AGTAGGTTATGAAATTACTAAACTATCTCCACCTATATCTGCTAAGCTATCGCGTATAAACCAAGCGGCTAGATCTTATCAATGGGATAAAAAAGAAATGATGGAAAAAGGTTGGAGCTTAGATAACCCAGCTTATTTAGCAGGTGCTAATGTTATAGCAGCGCTTACTAATATACCGCTTGATAGAGCTGTAAAGAAAACCAACAACGTAGTACAAGCCACATCACAAGATTTAGAAACTTGGGAACGCTTAGCATTGTTAGGTGGTTGGCAAGACTGGGAGATCGGTATTGAAGAAGAAAAACCTAGTAATAAACCTCAACCTAGAAAAAGTAAATTTAAAAAGAAAAAGTTTTAATTATGGGATCACCACTATATGGAAAGATAAGCGGACCTTGTAAAGCCGCAGCAAAAAAGAAATTTAAAGTATGGCCATCGGCTTACGCTTCAGGTTGGGGCGTGCGTTGTACTAAAGCTGGTGGACCTAGTAAATTTGGTAATAAGAAGAAAAAATAATCATGGAAGCAAAACAATTGAGAGAAATAGCTAAGCAACTAAGAGCTGCATCAGCTATGCACAAAGGTCAAGCTGTAAAGATTGACAAAATGTTAAAGTCATTAAGGACTAAAAAGAAGTAGTGGCTAAAGCTTATAGAGGTGTTTTAAAAGCTCGTATAAATAAATTATACGGAGGCGATGTTACTTGTAGTAAAGTTAAGAAATTAAAATCTCGTAATGATGCTACAAAAAGAGACACTCAATTAGCTAATTGGTTTATAAACATGCAAGACTGTAATGGCAGATCCAAAAAAAGGAACAGGTAAAAAACCTAAAGGTTCATCACGTAGATTATATACAGACGAAAATCCTAAAGATACTGTCAAAATAAAATTTGCTACAGAATCAGATGCTAGAGCTACGTGTAGCAAAGTTATGAATATAAAAAAACCTTTTGCTAGAAAAATACAGATACTAACCGTAATGGAACAGCGCTCCAGATTTGGTAAAAAACCTAAGCAAGCAGCAATAGCTAAAGCTTGTAAAAATAAAGTAAGAAGAAAACATGGCAGAAAAAAGACCTGAGTGGAAAGACTCAAAGTACGCAGACGCTAAAGGTAAGTTTAAAGATTTAAGCTGCGGTGATCTAGCTGATTGGCTTATTAAAAGTAGAAAAGGTAATAAGAAAGCTATTGTTGGTAGTTTAAATCAACAAATAGTTTTTAATCGTAAGAAAAATCCTACGTATGCTAAGAAAATGAAGTGTGCTAGGAATAAAGCAATGAAAAAATTAGATAAATAATGTATACACAAAGCTCACCGTTCCCAAAGAAATCTAAAGTAAAAGGTGGTGGAACTAAAAAAGTTTGTTTGCCTGCTGCTAAAGTAAGATCAATGAGCAAAGCTGAAAGAGATAAAGTTGTTAGAGCTAAAAGATCTGCAGCTGCTAAAGGAGATTATAAACGCTCTAGTAAATCAAACGTAAAAGGCGCTCGTAAAAAAGGTGCTACCCTACGTGATTGGTTTGAAAGTGAAAATTGGATTAACGTTGCAACAGGAAAGCCATGCGGAGATTAGTAGATAAATTACAAGCGGCTTGGAATAGTTTACTATACAAGCTTATGTTTAAAAAATATAGATAAGGAACAAAGATAACTGGGCGTACCATACCCAAAAGTTCCTGTAACCGAAGGGGATCTCACAGCGAGGTCCCCTTCTTTTTTTACAGTTATCCGTCACAAGCAGCACAGTCAGGATCCATAGCTTGCTTAGCAATGTCACCACGTAGTACTGATTCAGTACGCATATAATATAAGGTCTTGATACCTTTCTTCCAAGCATCCATATGTACTTGGTTGATCCACTTAGGCGTAGCTTCTGAAGGGAAAGCTAAGTTTAAACTAACTGATTGATCTATATACTGTTGGCGTATACCAGCTTGATTAACAAGCTCTAGTTGATTAATCTCTTTGAAAGTTTTAAACACGCTTTTAACTTTATCAAAGCCTGTAGTTTCTAAATCATCTTGCTCAGATAATAACACTAGCTTTTTATTAACATAACCGTAGTCGTCAAGAGGTAAGTCTTGTATGCTACCACCATCAGCCATTATCTTATCCCAAGTTTCTTTAGTATTAATACCTGCTTTACGTAAAACCTTTTCTAGTTCTTTGTTCTTCCTAATGAACGTACCCTTCGCGCTTTGTTCAGTGAAAACATTAGCGGCCCAAGGCTCAATACCAGGACTAACATTACCGGCAAGCTTACTATTAGACACAGTAGGAGCAATAGCCCTAAGATGAGTGTTACGAAACCCAGTGCCAACGCACCACAAAGGTTCACCATAAAGTTCAGCGAGATCTCTACTCGCTCGCTCAGATTCGATTTTAATCTGGCTAAATATTCTTCTAGTTTCATATTGCGCTGTTAATCCCTCGAAGGGTATTCCGTTTTTTTGTAAGTAGGTGTGCCAGCCAAGTACGCCAAGGCCGAGCGCTCTGCCTTTTTCCGCAGATCTAACTGAGTTTGCAAAGCCAACTTTGCCTTTCGCTTTTTGTATAAACTCTTCCAACACTCCGTCCAAAAACCACGTAGCATCGTATATAAGGTTTGTATTTTTCCACTCTTCATATCTTGATAAATTTAAACTTGATAAGCAGCAAACAAAGCTATGACTTTCATCTGTGTGTAATGTAATCTCACTACAGATATTTGTCATATGCACTTTTAAAGCATTGTCTTTGTATGCTTTTGGATTTGCTTTGTTAGTATTTCCTTTAAACATAACATACGGTTCTCCAGTTGCTTTCCGCTTTCTAATAAGTTTACTCCATCGAGCTCTAGCATCCGCATCTCCTTGTTCAAGGCGTCGCATAAACTTATCACCAACAACTGCGCACTGATGTAGGTTAAGCGACTGTCTGTTAACATCTCCTTTAGGTTCTCTGATTTCAAGCCACTCTTCGAAATCATTGTGCTCAATGTTAATATTAACTGAGGCTGCGCCTCGTCTAACAGATCCTTGATTAGTTGCAAGTATTGTTGAGTCGTATATTTTGCAGAAAGGTACGACTCCATCTGATGTTCCATTACCTGTAATTTTAGCGCCAGCGGGTCTGATCTGATTAATGCCAATGCCAACTCCACCGCCGTGCTTAGCGAGCAACATCATCTCTAAGTTTTTACCTCCTATATCGTGTATGCTATCTGCTACATCTATACCAAAGCAAGAAATAGGGAGGCCACGATCAGTACCTGTATTGCTAAGTACAGGGCTAGCAAGGTTAAGCCAACCTTTCCAGATATAATCAAAAAACGTTTCACTTAGCTCTGGTCTGTCAAGTCTACGTGCAACTGTTTTGCATACTCGCTGGTATGCATCTCTAGGTGTTTCGTCGTAGAGTAAATATCCCCCGGATATAGTCTTCTTGTATACGTCTGTATCTCCCCACTCTGGGTAGTCAACTCCTTTTTTCCATTCATTATTCCACATATTTATTTAAAAAATAATAACGCGTATGCTATCATCACGTTTAAATTAACTAATACTAAGTTCCATTGTTTTGCAACCCAAACCTGCGGTGTGCAGAATAAACCTGCTAAAAAGTATATCACAACACCCGGTGTTTCAGGTAATAAATGAGGAGCAGTTATAAAAAAACCAGTCCCCATATAACCAAGCCTATTCGCTAGTCTCTCCGTAGGAGAAAGCTTTCTCTCCTTCACTAGGCTTTTCAGCCACTTTCTTTTTAAGTTCATTGATCGCATCTTCGTATCCTGGTAATTGTTTTAACACTTGATGATGGCCTGATACCATCGTGCTTAGTCTATTGTTTTCATTTATTAATTGTTGCAGCACGTTTGTAACCGCTGCCATACGTTTTTCTAACGCATCTGTTCTACTCTGTTTCTGACCTTTCATATAATTGTTCTATTAATTCTTGTTCACTAATTAGTTTACCAAATGTCTTCAAAGTCCTCACCTTCGTTAGCTTTCGAATAATCCGTCGGCCGAACCGCGAAAAAATCAGTATGAGTGAGCCCCCCGGTAAGATGATAGAACCAATCAAGATTATCTGCTGCAGTCTTGTCATACGCGAAGTACGAATCAAGGTCAGTGTAACCAAGCTCAACCAGTTTTTCATTTGTTCTTTTCTTTATAAAGTGTTTTAAATCATTTGACTTAATGCCTTCAATGTCACCCATCTCAAACATCTTATCTATATACTTGTACTCAAGATCAACCATAGTCTCTGCAGCTTTAATAATATCAGCCTTGCAAAGATCTTTTAGTTGATTATTTTCAGCACACATATCACGGTATAGTTTACAACCCATTTTGCTATGCAGACTTTCATCACGCACACTCCACTTCATTTGTTGCCCTATTCCTTTAAGCATGTTGCGCAGCTGAAAAGAATATAGAACAGCGAAAGCAGAATACAAACTAACCCCTTCAGCGAAGGCGGAAAAAACAGCAAGGCTACGAGCAATGCCACGTGGGTCATCACCGTTGTAACCAACCAAGTTGTCAAATCTATTTGCGGTTGCTTCCTCATGAAGGAAGGCTTCAAAGTTTTCAAGTCCAAGTGTTTCATTTAAATAACTATATGCGACAGCGTGTATTGTTTCTTGCGAACCAAACATCATTGCCATTTGTTGTATCTCGTGTTTAGGGAACCAACCAACTACTTTCTGCGTCCAATAATCTGACACAGCACATTCAGTCTGAGCAAAGCCTAGCAGGATATTTCCTACTAGGTTTTTCTCTTCGTCTGTTAGTTTTTCTTTCCAGTCTTTAACATCACCTTGCATAGGTATTTCAGTGTGTAACCAAAATGCCTGTGCTTGCTTCAACCAACCTTCTGTGTAGTACTCAGGGTACTCAAACGGTTTATACGCTATGCGCTCATCAAACAGTCCCATTAGTTAAAAGTTTCAAAAGCAACGTCAACAAAAGGCAGGTAAAAAACGTAAGCAGTTTGTGTAGGTTCTTCATAAGTTCTTATTCCAAATAATATACCTGGGTAAAACCCAAACGATAGTGACCAGTTCTTTTTAACGCCCTTGCCCTCTGTATTTTTTGACATAATTTTTAGATTTTTTATTATTACTGTTTTTAGTTTTAGCGTGTACACCTGGTCTACTTATTTTAGAAGACTCCATATGTACTGATAAATTTACTCTAGCCATATACTTTTATATTGTATTTATCGTGTTCGTTTACAATGTCTTTATATTTGACATATCCTTTCTGATCCCAAGACCACTTAACAAACTTATCGATCTGACGCTCAGCATACTTCTGCCTAGCTACTTGTTTCGCAAGTCTAGGATTAGGCGTATTGTCTCGTCGCATTCCTTTTGATTTTGTGGTTTATATAATGTAACTCCAGGCAGATGATCTACTACGTATCTTTTAAACATCTTCCAGCGTATTGGAAATGATTCATTAGCTCTACCTTTGGTTTCAATAATAAAACCTTGGCCAATAAAATCAGGCGTGTACTTTATGTTCAGTATTTTTTTGCTACCTCTATTTTTGTAATCACCTTTACCGTTACCGCATCGTTCGTAAGACTCGTTAGGAAAATCAAAGCCAGAGAATATCTCGTATGTTTGTCCTTCGTATACGGCTTGTATCTTAGCTTTCTTTAAAGCCATATACATATACCGCTCAAGGCCAGAAGCAAAGTTGATACCATCATATGATATCTTCCTTGCCTGTACTGGTCCTTTTTTCTTACTACGTTTTTTAAACTTCTTCCTTATCATAGTGTAGCCCGTCATTACCGTTTTGACCAATGATGTTCATACGTTTCAGCATAGCCTCTTCGATCTCATCACCTAAACAGTATCGTGCTGCTTCAATATATAAAAGCGCATCCATTAGTTCTTCTTGCACATCGACTAAAAACCTATCTAAGTCCTTGACTTCGTTTTTAATCTCACCCATCATTGTAGCGCCGTACTTTGCCTGACCAACAAGACTACGCTGATCCATTTTAGCTAGTACCCTGCGTACAACTTCGTCTTTAGTTTTAATCTGCATCTTTAACAAATGTGCCGTTAACCATTTTACCTGTGCGCTTAGCAATGACATCGTATGCAGACTTAATACAGTCTTCAATAAACATATCTTCAAACTTAGCTATGCTTGTAAGCACAACAATCATATCACCAATAGCATCTTGTATTTCTGGCTTATCGTTTTTAAGTAATGCTTCTGCAAGCTCACCTGATTCCTCCATAAGCTTTAGATACTGAGTTCTAGCATCACCTTTTTCGTATATGCCCTTATCAGTAGCCCAGCTACGTATGTCATCAAAAATATTACCTGGTTTTTCTATAGCTGGTTCAGCTATAAAAGCTTCGTAATAAGCTTTGTTATATATGTAGCTACGATCTTCGTTGTACATAGACATTTTAGCATTAGCCATTATCCATGGTATCGTTTGCTCGTTAATCTCGAACTGGCCGTGACCAAAGCCACTTATATTTACCCGCCATTGTAAACCTATGTTGTCCATTAAATTACCTTTTAGTTTATTTAAAGGTACTGGAAATGTTGAGGTTTGTTCTGTTGCGTTTATCTTCATTTTATTAAATAAATTTTTATACAATTTTCTGTCTATCTTATAGCCATAAGACTTTTGAAGTTCTATTTCGCGGTCTGATATATAATCTATATCGTCTGACTGCTCAAGAACTTCATACTCATTCTCCTTATATCCTTGTATAAGGGTTACGCGAGTATTAAGATCACGTGTTACGCCTATCTTTTTACCTGGTATGTGATACAAATAATACATCTAATTTAATTTATTGTTATACAAATGTAAGTTGTGCGCATGGTGGTAATACCAGCCAGTTGGTATAGACATTCTGTCTGCAACCATTTCTTGCAACGATGCAAACTGATACTGATCATTACAGAAGCCGTACCATAGATCATTAGATCGCATATAGACAGACATACAAAGCTTATCATCAATGATACTAAACTGAACTGCATATGTACACGGTGTGTCGAATTTATAATCGTATATTTCTTTACCATCGTATATACTTATAGCAGCTTGTCTAGTGCTTTTGTTTCTCCTAAGTATGTCTACTACTTTGCCTAACTGGTTTTCTCTGTTCCATTGCCAACCATAATTAGAGTTAACATTTCCGTTAGCATCTGCCATATGTTTCCATATCTCAGGTACTTTACCATACAGCTCACCTAACTTACTTATATTTCTGTTACCAGATAAATACCAAGCCCACTCGGCTGCAGCATATTTCTGATTCCATTTTCTATATCCTGCTTTTATCTGCTTATCAGAAGGGTTGTGAATATAAAACCCAACGTTAAACAAAGCTTTAGTGTTATCAAAGTTTACACCTTTGTCTTTAATCTTGATGTAAAAATAATCAAAAGCTTCGCTTGCTGTTTTAAAATTACTTTTTGTGCTTATCATAATAATATTTATAAAACTTATAAATGTTCTCCCATATCATATCTTTAATGTATATACTAGGGGATCTGTTTATTTTACCGTTTAATGTTATATCTATATACCATTCAGCCGGGCCTTTAGCAAAGGGTGATATGTATATCTTGTTTCGTATACACCATAGCCTAGCCTCGTACTCTTCATCGGTTGGGCTATAGCTACCCATATCCCACTCTTTGCTTTTCTTATGCCAAGCAGCTGCCATTTATTCCCATGGCATTTTTTCACCATCAGCAATCGCGTGCTGCACGTGTGGCGCAAACCTACCCGAGGCTGGTTGCCATTTGAAATGAGCTTCAGCGCCGTTCTCGCCTAAGTTTTGAAACTTTACTTTAAGTATCTTTGCTTTTACGGTTTTCTCTTCATAGTCTCTGTGGACTAATATACCGTGGTAACTAGCATCATACCATTCGCCACCACCTTTAATGTTGTACATTGTAGGTTCTTCAATCTTACCATCTTTATCTTTGTACATCTTAGTTGGGTGTGCTACGATAAATACTAGTACATCATACTTCTTAGCAAACATTTCTATCTTAGTTAGATACTCCATTGTGTAACGGTTAATGTCTTCTGTTTTACAGTCAACATCTCTAATTTTATTAAACGGATCTATAACAAGGCATTTAATACCTTTACGTTTAACAAGCTCAGCACCTTTACGCAGCACTGACTCAAGCGTGTAACGTTCCATATCAATATGAAAAAAGTTATCGTTACAATGCTCAGCCACTTGTCTCCATTTGTCTGTACCAATATCCTTCTTAGAAGGCATATCTCCCCAGACTTTACGCATTATTTTGTGTGCGTGGAGATAAGTCGGAGCATTTTCAGGCGAAGCGAAAGCTGTTTTCCATCCATAGTTAGCGTTATATCCAACAACCATTTGGTCGACAAAATCCGACTTGCCCGAGCTGGGTATACCAGT